GGACAGAATGCTCTCCCGTATTTTTGGCTTGCGCCAACGCGTCGAACACCATATACAGTTTAACGACTCGCTCGCTTTGTGCGGGCTTGCCAAATAAACGGTATATGGCTGAGATTAGTTCCGGGTGCCTTCCTATCTCTAGGTCCCAACCATGGTCACGCTGCGTGCATAAATAGTTATGAAGAAGAGAATATCTTTTCCAAACACTATTTATACCAGCAGTACTGAACCCTGTAACTTCCAACCCTTTATGGAACCATCTCTTGGCAAATTCAAAGGTGTCATTAGACACATGAGTCTTTGCTTCAGAAATGGGCATATCGAGTTGGGCTAGCAGAGTCTTATACTGCTGTGCAACAGCTGCATTGGCTATGACAATGTCGTCTCCTAGCAAAGAGTAACTAGTGAAATGCGGAAAACCCGCACGTAACGCAGCTACCCTTACTATTAGATGATGAGTCAGAGCCATTGCTGGCCATGACGAGTATGCCCCCATCGGTTGTCCACAGTTATATTTAACTGATGGATTTCCTTTGGAGTTATACTCATACCCAGTCAGAATGTGAGCCCAGGCCTCCGCCCGATCTTCTCCGATGATACGGGAGATTACCCTTCGCTGCAGAGCGATAGGCATTCTATCCGTAGCATTGGATAAATCGAGCGAGTGGAAAGGACTGAGAGGTAAGATCCGAATAAAGTTACCTTGATTAAAGGTACAGTCGGGACCTATCTTCCTAAGCATTGAATTTAAAACTCGATGCAAAGGGCGAAGGGCCGTCTGCGACCAGTAGTCAAGAATAGCAATTACGCGGGTCTTTCCCTCTTTATCACTGAAGTAGGACAGCTTCCTAAAAGAAGAGGTCTTGGGTGGGAATAAAGTGGCCCATATTCCTGCCAAGCTCAGATCGCCGAAACGGCCAACCATCAAAGCCGAGATCTTCTCGCCCAGGCTACCACCCGCGAGCAATTGAATTTTATCAATCAGCTCCAAAGGTAGTAGTGTGAGCTCGGAGACCGAGGTTAAGATGGCTTGTCCCAACGGTCCTGACTTGGTGGACATATGGAACCTACTAAATTCCACCTTAGTCGGACGAATCCCCAATTGGCGGGCAGCATGGTTAAACTCCTTCTCAGTTATTGAGTCGGAGCCCTTCCATGGTGCCACAATTGGTGTTACATCTAACACTGCATCAAGGTGTATTCCCCTTAATGACACTAATAATGTCAGTAAGAGTTTTATCCCTTGAGGTGTAGAGGCAAGCACTTTTAAGTCGGATAGCCAAACTGGCCATCCTTCTTTAAGTGCGACTTGTTCGACCGCGTCTAGTGGATGTCCTGTGATATAGCGAGTTACCGCTAAGCGTGTCAGTTTGACATACTTAACAGTAAAACCTATACCACGTTCATCAACTAAACGTAAGACAGTCTTGAAGTAAGCTTCCACCAGTGGTCGGTAGAGAGACATCTGCTCAGACAAGTAGAATGTTAGGATTAACGTGGTTAACTCCACGATTAGTCGCAGCATTCTATTATTGTTTGTAGCAGTGTTAATTTACTGGTACCTGACCCGTGGTCTCCTCACCTTCTGAGGGGTAGGGGGCTAGCCTTCCTCAGAATGAGACTGCGACATCTCTGGATCTTGGAGACGTCGGGATCAGTCATCGTTCTGCCTTCATGTGGTGATGAACCACGGGTTTGACGATGTTGACCTGACGTTCCCCCCTCGATCTGGAGCATGCTCACATACCTCTACCTCTGTTTGAAGGCTAGTGCGGTTTACCAAACCGCCTTCGCCCCTGCCCGCGGGTAGGGATAAGCAAGCGTTGCAACAAACAACGTAATAGCGCCTCGGCACGAGGGCTATCCCGTCATTACTAGGAAATCCTGGTGTGGCTTGGTAGCCTCAGAACTGAGTGTTCGCAAGAGCGTTTAGATTCGGACACGGGGTCGTCCATCAGGATGTCTCCGTCAAGATTTCTACACGCCTTACTTTCGCTCGGTCGCTGAATCGTGTCTTAGCTGCGCTCTTGCCCAAAATACCTAGAGATCGGGAGGGTTCGCCACTCGGCGATCTTTCGATCACCG